TTGAAAGCCCACAATTTAAACGTTAACCACCATACCGTTCCAGAACATTTAATAGAAGAAACTAATTACAAAAATGTTCCTTCACAATATCTTGAAAGAAACATACCTAAAGGACGCGGCATGATTAAATGGGCACCATTCGCAACTATGCCACAACAGTATGCCGACATAAAACGTCAAATAGAAACGCAAGACTATTTTTATATGCCTGCATTAAGCGATGAACAAATAATTGAAATCAACGTTAAGTTACATTACTATTCGTGTATGCCTTCATCGTGTACTATAATCTATCACAATGATCATCAATTACATGAAATTGATTGTGTCATTGAAAAAATAGATGAATTCAATCAAGAAGTACTAATAAGAACATGTTTTGATCATGAAAAACAGTATTTAAAGTTTAAATTTATCGTAGAAGTTAGATGATGACAGCTAATTTATCCATTTGAAATTAAAAGTGCCTATTCTTATTAAAGTAGACGCTTCAATATTTAACTTTCTTTTGAAATATACAGTATTGTTATTTAATTTATCTTAATTAAATAATCCGTCTATATAACCGGATTTACTAAATTTCGGTTATATAGACGGAATAATCAAAAGATTATAGTTAAAAAATACTTCTTTTTAATCTATTTCATAGTAATTTAAAATGTGTAGCCTTAAATCTCCTTCATTCTTAAACTTTAGTTGCTTCAAAATCAATCTATTATTATTGAGTTGTTTTATGAATTTATTAATTTCATCTTTGTTTTGATCTATTATATAATCAATCATTTCTCCGATATCAATTTTATGACTAAACCCTTCAAGAAACTTACCTGGATAATCTTCTAATTTAGTCAACTTTTCATGAACTGTCACTTTTATTTCTGTTTTCCTATGCCCAAGACGATATACATCACATAAGCCGTGGAATGTTACATCATGTATATTAATTAGATAATTATTTTTTTCTATATTTAAATCAATTTCTATATAATTTTTAACATACCCGTTTAATCTATTATTTAGCATTGCAGCAGAAGTTCGACATGTCTCAAAATCTTGAATAAAAAATTCAGTAGGATATCTTATGATTTGAGAAGTATCAACAAGATCAGTTTTTACTTTATTAAGCTCTCTATCAGCATTTAAAGTTGATATAATATGCTGAGAAAAGTTTGATATATCAATCTCACTATTTAATTTATATTTATTAACAATTTCACTAAATTTATTTAGAAATCTCATATCTTCTTTTTTATGCTCTTTAAAATCCGACATAATTAACTCGTTCTTCATTAATTGAGTTGCATTTTCTCCGGATATTTTAGCCCCTAAGTAAGCACCATACCCTGTCGCAAAAATATTTAAAAACGATATAGGAATTGCAATTGCTTCTATAGTACTTCCAGGTTGAATTACACTCAATGCGAACACAGTTATTAATGAAGTAACAAATATTGCTATTACAACAAAAAGTACAGTCATATATTTATTTTTCAAAAGAATTCACCTCAATAAGATTATACTTGTTTCTCAAAACAAAAAAAGCCCCACACTCATTAATTTGAGTGCAGGGCTACAATTTACTTAAATACTTTATTCACTTTCATTCTTCCTAACCAAATCCAATCATTTGAGCCTTTTCCTGTTAAATTACCTGTATAAATTCTTCCCCATCCATTGTGGATTTCAAAGATATATACTACATCACCAGGCTTTAGTTCATATCCAGCCTTACGATTCCAGTTGAAACCTTTAACACGATTTCCCGAGCGCTTTCTTACTTCTGCGCCTAAGTTATCAATCGTACCTGTAACATAAGCAGTTAATGAACGTCCTCTATCCACTGCTGCATTAAAAGGTAAAGTGACTGTTGAATGTTTTGTACTTTTTTGTGGCGCTTTTTTCTTAATAGAAGTAAATAGCGTTTCGTTTTTATAATGTGGTCTGATAAAGTGGCTGATTCCTGAGCAGTCGTCCCATCTTAAAGTTGCTGGTGTTCTCGCCTGTCCATCCCAATTCTGTTCTAGTACCATGCATCCATTTATATTACCGCTATTATATACTATGGCAATATGACCATATGAATTGTCAAATGCGCCACGAGTAAATACTGCGATATCTCCACGTTGCTGCTGAAATGATGGTGTATTTTCATACACTGTAAAATGACCTTTGAAGTCGTTATTGATGGCATCACGCGCATTCCCCCACATTCTGATATCTGCGAGCCAATATACGTAGTCTACAGCTAAGTCCATGCACTGCATTCCGTATACTCCATCGAAGTTTATATATTTACCAACATACCAATCTATACGATTACTAGCTTCTGAATAAGTTTTCATTAATTTACTCCTCCTTCATTATCAACATCTACAGTTACATCTGATTCTTCAGTGATTAAACCTTCATCTACAGTTACTTTCACATCGTTGCTTGATGGTTCTTCTTTTTGATGTGAATAATCACTGTCATTTAAACCTTCAGTTGTCGGGTCGATCAAGATGCCGATACCTGCGAGAATCGTTAGTAGTGTTCCTGAAATATCGACTAATTGTTTAATTTGCGCGGAATAATCCACACCAATCAATCCACATACCTGATTCGCAAGTAGAGCCAGCGCTGCAATCAACGCAGTTAAAGTTGCCTTATTTTTAAGCCTTAACTTCCAATTGATATTCATAATTTATATCCCTCCAAATAAAATAGACGCACCAAATGGCACGTCCTTATTTAAAAAATACTTGCGCAAAAGCAAAGGCACTTCCGCCGATTGTAGCGAAAGCACCTATGATTGCAACTATGATCTTGTCGTTCGCATTCTTACGTTTACTGATAAATTCTTCATGTGAATCTACTTTACCTTTTAACTTATCAACTTCACCTTTAAATCCACTCATTGTATCATTTAACGTTACCATCTGACCCTCAATGTTAGTCAGTGATTTAACAAGTGGTTTCTGTGATTCGCTAAACAATGTAATAGCTTTATCAAGTAAGTGATAATTTTTTGTGTGCTTGTCATCAACATCATCAATGTATTTATAAATTTCTCTCTTGTCTCTTTCTCGTTGTATTTGTACATCTTTAAAAGACTCTATTTTATCGTTTTCCAAAATAGCTAACACCACCTATAAATCCGATTACTCCTAAACCAGCTGATAATATTAAGAATCCGATGGGTGTCAGCCAATTTATAGAATTATTTATACCTGCGACTGCCAGAAAGAAATAAAAGAATGACAGCCCTATACCGCCTATCATAACTAGAAGATCATATATTGTTCTTGTTAGTCTATGTGGTATATAGAAGCAACTTGCTATCAGACATATACTGAAGAACATAATTACGGCTCCCCAGGACCACAAAGGAAAAACTTGATGGAGCGCTTCATATAACGGACTGTCATTTACTGCAGTATCAGATTCTAAAATCCAAAAAGATGCTCTTGCTAATGAATAAAGTCCAAAAGTAAAAGTAGACGCGCATGTCAGTTTCTCAGGTGTCGATAGTGGTCTTGTAATCTTAGAATCATCTGGTGTAACATCGTCGTTTCTGTTCATTTAATCAACTCCTTTTTTAATTTTATTTATAATAAAAACCTCTCTAAAACTAGAGAGATTATTAGATAATTATTCCTTATTATTTGAATCAGTATTTATATAATAGTTATTGATAATCTTCTGACAGGTATCTTCTACTTCTTTTTTGGAAGTTTCATTTTTTACAAATGAATCTATCATATTATCTACAATTTTTTCTGAAGTATACTCTACTGCATGTGTACCCTGAGAAATAATAAATGCTGCTACTACTACTTTTGATAAACCAACATCATTTAACTTAGATTGTATAAATATAAGTTTATTCTTAAGTTGTTCAGCAAATTTGTTATTAGTGATATTGCTTATTCGTTTCTCTAAATTTTGTTGTTCTAAAGTAGTCGATGAGTCATTTTCGGTTAAAATAGATACAACCTCTTTAATATGTGCAGGACTTAAATCCTCCAAAAGAGAATCTAGTTCGTTAAATAACATATAATCAGGCATTTATCAACACTCCTATATTTTTCTTTTAAATATACGCTATCTTAAAGAAAATGGTAAGGGAATGTGTGTTCGATATTGATTGTATTAATTTAAGATGGATACAAATTTAATTCGAAACATATTATCTGTGAATAAAAAAAATTATACTTCTCTCCACCCGCCATTAATCCATACCATTGTAATCGAATTATGCTGAGCTAACTGTTTTGATTGTATTTCTTTTGTTAAGAACTTAGAAGTTCTTGGAATTGTGATTGCGCTTGCTCCTGTATTTAAGATTGTAAGTCTTTGCCCTAATACAATGCCGTCAGGTATGAAATTATTACCAACAGTTACAGGTGAGCTTGAGAATATATTTATTGTCGACGATCTCGACATAAGATAAACGTCTGCTTGCGTTAAAACATACCCAGCTTTCACTTCTACAAGATATGACGTCAAATTATCTACAGAACTTATATCCCCTAATGAACCAACTGTCATTAAATTAGTTGCAGAATTATTAAATAATATAGCTGCAGAAGAATTTGAAATAAATATATCAGTTATTGATATATATTTTATCGATCCACCAAGCAATCTAAATATTGAACCGACGATATTATCGACTTTAAAGTTACTTATATCAATATTTTTATTCGTTCCTACACTGCTATTAAATGCGATATTAGCATTTTTTGCACTAATATTCCTATATTTTACGGTGAATTCAGGAAATTTATGTGCTGCATTTATCGGAAAAAACTCGTTTATAATATAATAAAATCCTGTAGCTGAGAAATTATCAACGGTTCCATAAGAATTAATTGGTGGTATCATTAGTCCTGCCCCAGTACTATTTGTTATAACATTTCCATCTTTATATATTACTTCTACATGTATAAAATTAAAATTTCTTATAGGTAAATCCGATTTTATTCCAACTTGACTCAACGTATCATTTTTCAAATGGATTTTTACATTTTGAATTGTTAAATCATCAAATGAAACATTCTCCCAGTCGTTTACTGATATTCCTTGACCACTAATCGATATACCATATTGATCACCATTTTCTACAGTGATATTTCTTAAGTTAAACCTTCCTCCCCATCCATTATGACTTAGTACAATAGACGAACTAGTATCATGACTTGTACGAATATTTTCTATGAATACATCATATGCTGAATGAAAATCAAGAGTATGTCTCATTTTATAACCGAAACCATTTTTAATAATAACATCTTTAGAACCTGCATAGCATTGAATACCATACCCATATCCACTGTTATTACCAATAGGAGTAGAAAAATTAAATCCGTCTATTACAATACCAAGTGTTCTCATAGTTCTTATAGTTGGACTTGTTGTTTTACATGACTTTACATTAAATATTTTGAGATTTCTTACCATATCCGCATTTATTATACGTCCCTGTACAGCATCATCACTACATTCTGCAACCAAATCACTAATTGTAACATTTTCAACTGGTACAACTTTATAAACATTTTCGGGTACAACCTGTTTATCCCATCCTATTAAACCTTTTAAATAAATAGTACTTTCTTTGATACTCTCTATTTCATGTGTCTCTAAATTCATATTTTCAGTATTGTCATTGATTCTTTTGGAATCATCACGTATTACAATCATATCGCCTGCTTTTAAAGTTTCCGGGATTTTTGTTAATACTATTTTATTATCATTTTTAGAAGCTTTGTTTAACAGCGTATAACTTTCAACTTCTCGATTTCCAATGATATCTATCAAATTTTTATTAAGTGGAACTATAAATTTATTGTTATTAAACTGTAACTTTAATGGTTTTTCAACAATTAAAGTTACAGTTAATATAGTATCGTTTTGAAATGGGACATTAATAACTGAATTCGGTGGAGCATAGTCGATTGCTTCTTGTATACTATTAAATTTATCTGTATTTATCTGTATTTGTTCGACGTTTTCTTTTATCACTTTCCAGTAGTCTAGATTTACTTCTGCTTGTTTAATCCATTTTACTCCATCGAAAACATAGACGGAATTCTCTGTAATTACCCCTCTCAGTTCTTTCAATTGTGCATCCATCGGCAAATCATTATAAGTTTGAACGGGATCTTTTGGAGTAAAATTATTTTCTTTTAACCACTCTGAAGTCGCCACTTTATCTATAAATTCAGATGTATTTTCACTAATAAATCTTTTGACAGATTGATCTATTTCTGCTAAAGCTTCTTCTCTTGATAGGTTATTTATGACTCTTAATTCACTTTCATCATGTGTATAACTAACAAATATCTTAAAATCATGATTACTAGGAAACTTTTGGCCATCAGCAGTTGTAATTTCAAGAGTATGAGGATTCGTTTTTAAATCGTTAGCAACTCTAAATGTTACCGTTCCGTTAACTATTTGTTCCTTAGTCTTCTGTCTAATCAACTGATCAACTTCATCAAGGATAGTAAGCGTACAACTTTGATTCAGATCACTAAGTATCGAACCGTTAGCGCCACATAGCAATATCTCTATTGCGCTTGTATTATCTGACTGTTTTATGACTATATAATTATGAAAGTTGTTTTTTGTCTTGATACTATTTACCAGCATAACTTTCCTCCTCGGTTTCTGATTTTAATTTAACGGGTATTATTTCTTTTAATTTTGTTTTATTATTAAGTTTTTCTAAAGTTAAAAGAGTCATACCAGCTTTCACTGATACAACTCCATCAATCACTTCTAATTTCTCTGATTGTCTTGCTTTTATTTCATCGACAATGATTGCACGATTGTAATCGTCATCGACTACAACATTAAGACCTGCTTTTACAATCTTTTCTTCACCGTCTATTAATTTAGTCAATACTGACCAGGCTTCCATATCATCACTCCTAATAATCTGTGGTTCCTACATAGATTTCGCGTACATTTGCATTTACTGCAGCATTAGATTTTATTCTGAAATAAAAATTAAGTATCTGCTTAGTAGGTTTACCTAGATCGATCAACAACTCATTTACTTTCTGATTCTCTTTACCTACTGCATCAATCGTTATTGAATTGTAGTAAGTCGTTGTCACACCGTTATAGCTAAATACTTCAATAACACCAGTAGCCGAACTATCCATAAAGGATGAAAATATCACTCTTAAATACCTTTGATGATGCATAACAGTGTATGCATCAAACTGTACTGGTGTCTGACTATTACTTACATAAAAGCCATCTTTAACTTGGACTGTTGCATCCATAATTTGAGGATCAACTTTGAATACTCCTAATCCAACGTTCAACGTACTGTTCTTGATTGGTTGAAATCCGTTAATATCACTCAATGTCACGCCTGAAGTAACACCAGTAATCAATTGTTGTTGCGACTGAATGTTTGATTGTAGCGTTGAAGTTGATTGATTGAACCCTTCTGTTACGTTTTGCAGATCATTGGATACTGCACCGATTTTAGAATTGAGGGCTGTTGTTGATTCTGCTAACTTTCTTTCGACTTCTTTTGTACGCTCTCTGGCAATCTGCTTCTGAACATCTTCCATTGTCCAAGGCTTGTCTCCAATGGTTATAGATTTATTATGCGGTTGAATTAAATCAATACTCTCTCCGATTATTTTCATCTTGTCGTTAATATTCAAAGGTGGTACTTCTACAAGATGCATGTTATATATTTCCAAAGAATCAGGACGTAATCCAATCACCTCTAAATCAATTGCATCTAGTGATATTGAAACATTTGCAACCTTTTTATTCTGTTCATCTTTCCACTTCAATGCTGCAGCTTTTAAAGTTGCAGGTGTATACATATCGCTAAACTCAACTGCACCTGTTTGAACTCCGTATATACTAATCAATTCAGGAATATCGATATACGGACTACCGTTATTAACATCAGCAATCGTTAGCTTAATCTCTTGACCATTTGCAGTTTCGCTAGATACCCCTAAAGGCTTTAATCTCGTGATAATGTCTGTAGGATCTATCTTGTGCTGGATATTCTGTAGATTTTCTCCGAGTGCAATCTTTGTACTCTTTTCTTTTGCATAATCTTTATACCAATGTATGATATTAGCCGTTTCAGTAATTTCAATTACGATAATGCCACCGTACTTATTCACTAAGTCTTCCTCTATTGTAACTAGTGTATCTTTATCATCATATCTATAAAAGTATTTCTCTTCTTCTCGATATGTTTCATCTGCTGGTATCACAGGTTTAGGTAAATCTACAGTACCTACAGTAAAACGTTTATAATTTTCAGTCCCAACTTCGCTATTGTGATGGTTGATAACTAACTTAAGTAAGTCTATTGGAGCTTTATCAAACTCAAAAGACTGTTTTTGCAGGCTATCCTTTAGAAATGCTTTAGCACCTTCAAATGTGAGTTGATGTTTGAATTCGCCGCTTGATTCCATCGAATGATCAGGAGTTATTACGCGACCTCTAAACTCATATTTATTCTTCTTCGTATTATAGATTTCAAGCATTGTTTTGAAAGATTTGATATTAAACGCTGATTGCTGTAAGAAACTATGAAATAGTGAAATACTTGATGAATCTATCGAATTTACCTGTCGTTCTAAAGATGCAGATGATACTTCAGATATACCGTTCGATAAATCTAATATTGTATGTTTCTTAGTTGCATCATCAACGTTATATAACTTTAACCGGTACATCATATCACCTCGCTATTATCAATTACATTTCTAGCAAACGGATGACCTTCAAATACTATTTTGAAGTTGATACCATACGATAATATTTCAGGCTCTATATCAACGCATTTAACATAGTATTCTAAGTTTTCGTACACATCACATCGTAGTTGACTCATAGGCTTGCCATACAGCCATTTCTTAATATCTGTAATAATGACTGACCTGTCTTGATAATCGTTGCAAAACACTATCATTTCGAACGATATCTGTCTGTCTTCATAAGATGGTTTTCCATATAAAAAAGAGAAATCATAGGAACCACTCATATAAGGAACGGTTTCTTTGATTTCTTTCATTTTAGGAGTTGGAAAGCTATAGCTACTCATTAACATATCTCTAGAATGTGAATGTTCACCGTATATGCTGAATCCAGCTTGTAATCTATTAGACATTCGCTAACCCCCTATTTCTGTACTTAAGATTTTGTGCCATTTCTTTATCGATATCAGGTGCAATTTCTTTAGCGATTACTTTCTTATCGATTTTTAACACTGTTTCTCTTTGAGCCATTAAGCGTTGCAACTCTTTCTGTTCTTCTAGTAGCTGAATCATTCTTAATGTAAGGGCATCGTCTTTAGTGAATCCAAGCTTATCTCCTGTATCTTTCCATATCTTCTGTTGTTGAACACGTTGCGATGGATCATGACTGATAATCGATTCTGCAAAGCCACCCTCTGCAATCCATGCTATTTGAGGGATATTTACAATACCACCCTTAGCATATCCTGGTATCTTAAGCTTTCTTCCAGCGTAAATCATATCTGATTTTAAACCATTTAATTTCTTGATAGCAGATACAGATGTATGATATTTTGCTGCAATTCCACCTAATGTGTCGCCCCATTTAATATTATGAGTTCTTGTTTTTTTAGGTTTTGCTTTAGGTGTCACCTTGGATTTAACCTTTGATGCTACAGTCTTCTTAACAGGGGATTTAGGTTTTGCCTTAGGTTTCGTTTTAGGTTTAGCAGTCAAATAGCTAGTTGCTCGACTTTGTAAAGATGTCTGTTGTTTCTTGATTGATGCAACTTCTTTGTCTTTAGCTTTAATTTCATTGTCGTAACCAAAACGAGAATGTTCATTTGAAAGATTGTTAACATAGCTAATTACTTGTTTCTGTAACTTATTAATTTCAAGAACATTCTTCTTACCTCCACCGACTAAAGTTTCTACACGAGGTATAGCCGATTCGATACCACCTGCAAGTATTTCTCTTAAGATTGTAGGATCTAATCCCATCTTTCTTAACTTCGTAACGTTTGCTGCAAACTTCTTCATTCTGTTAAGTCGATATTTCATAAATGCTATAAAGTCTCTTGATGTATTACCTTTTGCAGCTTCAAAGCCTGCATATCCACGATAAGAATCTCTTACGCTATCTCTAAACGACATTTTCGATTCTGTTAATGCTTTGCGCTCTTCATTTTTCTTATTAAGTTGATTCTGTAGTCGTTGTTTCTGTTTGACTAAACTATTAAGAAAATTAGTTTTCAATACTTCGCTTTGTTTCAATTTCTTCAAACTGTTGATTTGTGCTTGATATGCAGCAATATCACTTCTTGCATTGTTTGCTACTTTGTTATTAGTAGCACGCTTGATTTTATTTTCAAGCGAAGATATTTTTCGTTGATGTGCTTTGATATCTTTCTTATATTTAGCAATAAGTTTTTTGTTTGAAGTCTTTTTAATCTTGCTATTGAGTGTAGCGATATTATTCTTACGTTTTTGTATCTCTCTACTTGCGCCTTTAATTTCAGCAGACTTAGAAGATTTTACAATCTTATTATTTAGAGTGGCTATCTTACCTTCATTTGATGCAATGACTGAATTTATCTTCTTGTTAATTGCATTAAGATTAGATTGCATCTTCTCGACAGGCAACTTACCAATATTCTTCATGTTGGCCATGATTAAGTTACCGATAGCAATATCTTCTTTACCGGTAACTTTACCGCTCGTTTTACCTCGTTTAGCGATGGCACTACCTGTGTTATACATACGTTGTGCTTTACTTAATGCTTGTACAGTTGCTTTATGGGTTTTCGATTGTTGTGATACATTCTTATTTAATCCTGTAATGGCACCTGTTAATTTAATGATCTGACCGGGATAGATTAAATGATTCTTAATACCATTTAACAGTTGCAACGCTTTTACAGTTGTACCGTTTTTACGACTAATATCCCATAACGTATCTCCCCACTTTACTTTATGAGTAGATGGTTTTTTAGTACCACTAGCATATCGCTTAGGCTTACCATTCACCATTCTGTCAGCTAAAGCTATTAATTCATTCGCACGTTTTTTACGTTTAGGAACAGTAGGAATTACAATTTCTTTACCTTCTTCTCCTCCACGATAGATAGAATCTTTAGGTATGATACCACCATTCGCATATCCACCGCGCCATGTACCTGATGCCATACCAGGAATATTAGTGATTGAACCATAACGAGATTTAATCCATTTAATTGATGCAGTAATGTTATTAATCGGGTTCATCATGCCTTCGGTCGTACCCATTAAACCACGATATGTTTGAGGTGTGACTTGCATTAAACCTCGCGCTTCATTTCCGCCTGTATTTTGATCGACATAACCATGTTGAACAGCTGCAGGATTGAATCCTGATTCGTATTTAGCAATAGTTTTAAGATACGGAGCCCAAGAATCAGGTACACCTGTTCTTTTAATAGCACTTGAAATCCAGTTAGATATATTACCAGGCGCAGAAACTCCTTTAAGTATTCCAGCACCGCCCCCACCATTTCCTTTTAAGAATTTAATAGGATCTAGTGTATTTGTATTTGTTAAAGATGCACTTGTGGGACTTTCAACTTGGTAATGTAAATGCGGACCAGTTGTCCAATTACCACTATTACCTGTCTTTGCAATTGCGTCACCCTGTTTTACAGGCCCTGTTTTTAATACTTTCGATAAGTGCAAGAAGTATTGAGCGATTTTACCAGATAATAATCTAGCTACTACTCCTCCACCGTAGTTCGATTGCTCAGAAACAGTACCACTCGTTGGTGCGTGTATCGTTGTACCTATTGGCGTTGCAAAATCGACTCCGTAATGTCGCCCACCGTTAAAACCATAACCTGCAACTGCACTATTCGGACTATAAGGAGTAGTTATATCAAACCCTAGCAATTCGCTTCCGTCAGCATTTCCGCCAGTTGCTTCATCTATCCAACCTGTTACTAACTTTACAGCTTGGTCTTTAAGTTTTTTGTAGGCACTTAACATCATTTCTCCAGGCAATCCAGCAATGCTACTAAAGTCTACTCCGAACTTTTTCATTGCGAGATCAACTAGTTTACTTGGATCTTCAATGTATTCCATAATGTCTTCAGCGATTTCTACACCGGCTCTAGTTACCTTTTCAACTTCTGCACCTTTTTCCGCAGTGTAATCAATTGCTTTTCTCGTATTCTTTGCACCGAATAGTTTAGTAGAACTCGTAACTGCATTACTAGTTGCTTTAACGAGCATTCCCATACCAAAGCTACCATCTTTTTTAGTACCTTTAGAATAGTATTTCATATTATCTAAAATAGGTTCGGTTTCTTTATTGCTATAGACGTGTGTTCCTTTAGGCATCCAGAACGTTGTTTCTTTTTCAAATAATGCTGTGCGTCCGTTCGGGAACTGTACAAGTTCTCTTGTTCCTTTGCCATTACCAGGTCCTTTATCCCCTACAGTAGCCCAACCATCTTCAGGATGACCATCTGTACCACGAGAATACTCGATCTTGGATAATGGTTTACCCATCCCTAATTTATCGGCTACCCAGTTGACTCCATCGATCATGGCATTTAGTCCACCAACGACTTTATCCTTTAATCCAGAAGCCATATTTTTACCGGTTTCAATGACCGAATCTTTCATGCCAGTTACGCCATCTTTAATGGATTTAATCCACCCTTTAATACCATTCCACGTATTTTTAAAGGCGCCAACAACTCCGTCTTTTAATCGTACAGCTGCATCAACTGTCGATTTTTTAATCAAATTCCAAGAGTTAGCGAGTCCATTCTTTAAATTTTTGATGATATTTAAGGAATTTGTCCAAAGGTTTTTAAAGGCTCCGATGACATTTTTCGATGTTTTCATTGAAGTATCCCATATAAATTTACCGAAATTCTTAAATAAATTGAGGATACCCTGCCACATGGATTTTAAGCCGCCTGCAAAAAGTTTGGCAAAACCTAAAGCTCCTTTAAGAAGTTTTCCGTAGAATAGTAATTGGACACCATTCCATATTAATTTGATTGCTCCTGAGAAAATATTTTTAATACCTTCCCACATTTTTCGGAAGTCGCCAGTAAATAACCCACTGAAAACTTGAATCAAGCCTTTTATGACTTGTAAACCACCCTTTATTACACCCTGGATATTCTGCCAGATCGATACAATAATAAATTTAACAAGTGGAAAAACAAATTTAACTACTGCAAGTATTCCGTTAAAAATATTCTTTGCTGCTTCTAGTAGCTGTTGACCGTCTGGACCTGCAAAGAATTTTTTTATAGCACCAAAACCATCTTTAACAAAGTTTGTAACCGACCGTTGCGCTAATGAAAGTTGTTGCTTTAACGTATTAAACCAGTTGATGATGTTATTCGCTTCACCGTTGCTGAAACCTAGCTTTTGAAGTATATTGACCGATTTACTTCCCGTTAAGTCAGAGAAGAAACCTCGAATCTGTTTGCCCCACTTAGCCATTTTTTGCAGTATTGTCACAGTACCTTTTAAAGCACCGTTTGCTGTTGCTAATGCAGGACCACCTTGTTCAGCTAAAAATTCCTTCCAGGTATTTTTTAACTGAGCTAAGTTCTTTTCATAGCTATCCGCTTCTTTAACACCTTGTCCAAATACTCCAGCTTTATTATGCTGACGAATAGATTCTTGTACTTTTAACTGTTCTTGTTGCGTAACAGTCAGTTGCTCCCATTTCTTGCCGTAGACTTCCTGTGCCTTATCGTTTAGCATGGTCTGAGATAAATTAATCATAATAGTATCTGCAGAATCGTATTCGCCTTTAATCACGGCCATCATACGTCCTGTCGACTCTTCCATGGATTCATTAGCGAATGCCGAACCATCTACTGTACGTTCTAACCACATTTTAGAAGTTTCGTATGCATCTTGCTCACTTAATCCTTTTGATTTAAGAATCGCTTGATATTGCAGCATCGACTTCTTTAATTCGTTAGGATGAACGTTATACTTCTGAGCCATTTCTCCAAGATACTTATCTGTAGTATTCTTCATATCGCCCATTACTTGTTCGTACTGAGAGTTTAATGCTTCAATTTCAGCAGTAGATTCAACTATCTTCTTTGTAAATTCCGTTATGCTTACAGTAGCTAAAGCACCTGCAATAACAGGTCCTAAACCTTTAAATGCACCTTTCAATCCACCAACTGAACCAGTTGCACCATCAATATCTTTAGAAATATTCTTAGTAGAATTAGAAAGATTTGCATCATCTCCAACGGTTCTAAGCTTTCTATCGAGTTGATCAGCACGTTCTTCAACTTTACCGAAAGCGATATTCGCACTCATAGACATAGATTCGAAGTCGACATCTTTTACACTTTTATTTATCTGATCAAGTGTGTTATCTGCAACCTTACCCGTTGATTGTAATTCTTTTTTAGCTTTATTGAGCTCACTATTGAGCTTGTTAAAATCAACCTTATCATCTGTTTTCTCAAGTGATTTACTTGTCTTCTCAACATCTTTTTGTAGTGCTAGTAAATGCTTACCTGCTTCTTTCGCATCATCAGGTAACCCTTCAAGAAACTTAACATCATTCAGCTTATTCATATTGCGCTCTACACTGTTAACATTACGAATAACAGTCTTAAATGTATCACGTGAATTAGCGTCTAAAGACTTCCAGTCCACACTCTTAATTTCATTTTGAAGTGACTGCATCGTTTCTTTATTGACGTTACCTGTTTCTTTGAATTCCTTTTGAGCCTTCTGCAATTCAGATTGTAACTTCTTAGTATCGAAGTCTTTACCAGTTTCAGATAATCGCTTGTCAAATATCTTAAGTGAATCATCTATAGAGCCGAAAGCTTTATCCATTCGCTTAGTTGCTTTCTCAGTCGCTTTTGGAAGGTTATCAAAGTTTTGTTCTAAAACCTTAAACTTACTCAACACACCATCTATCGATAGTTCAAACTTAGTACTGATTCCTTGTAAGTTAGCCATATTATCCTCCTTTCCTTGTATATTCATTTAAATAATTAATTAAGTTTGTAAAGCTTTTAATTGTTCAAGCTGCTCGAAGTCCCACTCTAACTCTTTAGGAATATCAAGCACTTTATTTTCTTTCATAGGATCAATACCTTCAATGAACTGATTCTGACGTTTAACATCATCTTTATCTTGCGCAGGATTCGCATTAATACGTGATAAGTGATTCATATATAAGTCCCACTTCTTCGATTCTGCTTGTTGCTCTTCCTGTTCAATAATTATAATTAAATAAGCTAACGCTTCTTCAAGTGGCATATCAATGATTTCTGACCTTCCACCTAATTTATGCGCTAGCTTATATACGAGAGCATCTTCAAGCTCATAACCACTTAGTTCACTGGACTTAGAGTCGCTTGAGTAACTTTCTCGCCCCACTTGAGACTCTTCTGAAAGCTTTTCGTAGACTTTTTTACACGTTCAACAACCTTAGCTAAGTCATTTACTTCTGCGATAGCATCTACTACATCAAAGAAAGTATCCATTTCTTGAAGTTTCAATTGATCAGGATGAACATCGGATAGGATTGAAATCAGTTCTAAAGCACTTTCAGGAGCAACCTCTAATAATAATCCGATTGAACCAGCTGAATCTTTTACGAATTGAGCTGATAATGCACTTAATAAATCTTTAGTGTCCATACCTTCTTCAACAGTATCGAATAAACCGACTAATGCACCGTTGATGTTTTCATCAGCATTTAACTCATTGATTAATGTTTTTAAAACTTTAGTAATTGCAAAGAACTGATATGGTCGCATCGCTTTAATTACAACTTCTTTTTTACTATCATCTTTTAATTTTCCATCTTCATTAACATATTGTGTGATTAATACTTTTACTTCGTTTGTCATGTTTTATTCCTCTTTTCAATTAATTATTTAAACAAATACAAAAATAACCCTACTTGCTATAAGTAGGGTTTGAGCCACTAAACTGTTGTCGCTTGTCCAATCTGGAAGAAGTTATTAGGTTGACTCATATCAAAATCATCCTTTGGATATGCAACAAATTCTAAATCAAATTTACCTTGTTCGTTCTTAAATGCTCGTTCAAATCCTGAAGTTGATGCAACTTTATAGATAACGATATCCATCGATTTATCTTCAACTGGTAATTGACGTGGGTGAATTTCCATTTTCACTCCACGATCACGGTTAGATGAACCTAAAGGTCCGTCTGTAATTCCGATTAATTTAGTTGCACCACTATCTTTAATCGCATGCGCTCCAGCCATCGCTAACTGAATTAATTCTAAAGTTTCTTGAGATACAGTCATTTTGACTTTTACTTCCCAGCCTACAACACGATCATCAATATTACTTTCTCCCGTATCTTCAAACTGAATATCTTTAAATTTTGGTTCAATAGTTAGAACCCCACCTTCAGTTTGTAAAAAGCTCGTTCCATCTCCAGTAGCTTTACCGTCAAAATTGATGACTTTGCTATCTGCACCTGTTAATTTAAAGTTAGCCATACCGAACATGATACTTTTATCAAATGCATTCATATAATTAATTCCTCCTGTTTTTTGCATAAAAAATAGACATCCTTTCAGATGTCTAAATATGCTTTAATTTTCAATTCTTAATGTTGTTCTAAAGTTAATGCTATACTCCATTACATTGTCTTCTACACCAATTCTAAGTGGCTCAGACAACGCTTCAATGAAGTATACATGTATTACATTATTCTGTTCATTAACAAACCAGTCGCTCTTTTTATGGAGCAATGCATAGACTTTAAAAGCTATGTCTTTGCACCTATCATAATCACTTGATCTGATATAGATTTGATAGTGCGGATATTTCATTTCATCATCATAGATACCAGGCTTTTCTCCACCGTCTGAATATACTGTACCTGTATTGTCGCCCAATGTACGGTAGTCGACTGACCAAGTAAGCCCAGCTATATTTTCTCTTAACAGATTCATGATTGACTCTTGTATCATCAGTCTAACCCTCCAATACTCGCGCGAGAATTCTTTCGCACATTATATTCCAGTCGTCTTCAGTAACCTTAACAGCATTCGTTAGGTACTTTCTTCCTGGTTTATATCCATTTACATTTGGTTTGTTCCGAGTGTTTTCTCCACGACCATCTTTATAGTATTCAGGGAATTTAACACCCCTTTGATACTTAGGCCTAACACCTTTACTTTCAGGTTGCTCATGCACTCTTAAAGCATATTTCATGTTAGTTCCTATAGTAATAGAGAATGTTTTACCTTGTACTATCACCTTAGAAGCATTAATAGAGTCTTCTAAGTCTCCTGAATCACGTGGAGCAAGTGCTTTCGCTACTTCTTCAACTCTTAGACCAAACTTACCGAGTTCTTCAATAACGATTTTAGTAAAGCGCTCATCAAACGTTTTAAAATACTGCTGCAGCTGCTTATAATTATCGTCAAATTCAAATTTGAAATATTCATCGGCCATCAACAAACACCGTCCTGAATAGTACGCGTGAACCTGTAACATTCGTTGCTTCTTCATAAGATACAACTCTACCAGATCCGTCATTACCATCCATATCAATGAAATGTATCTCTTCTCCTTCTTTAACAAGCATTTGAGGAGGGACATCAATCTCGATATTAGTATTCGTTTCAGTGCCACTTGCTGCAATAATCAAGTTCGACTTACGTCTGACACGTGCTTTAGATTCTACTTTTTCAGTTAAAGGTCTCCCGTATTTATCGGTTTTTGGGGTGCCGCTCTCATCCATAACCGCTTTATTAACTAAAACTCTTTGATTCATCGGAGGTCTCATTATATCAACCTCGCAACTCTGCCAGATGCACTTCCTTTTTCTTCTTCGTTGATACGATCAATTATCCTCATAACGAACGGCGATAGAATAGAACGTTTGAGTACTGCTTTTACGTCCTTAACCGTATAATCAGATAGCCCTTGTCGATGCATCATAGCAATACCTTCTTCTTCTCCCTCTGCATTATAAAACGCCTGTAATACAACAAGACGCGGTGATAATGTCAGATTAGGATACTCGTCAAGAATTTCAAGTGATGCTTCATACAACGCTTTTCTTCTTTCATTCTCATCTAAAGGAAAATATGAAGGAACGTTAACGTTATTCAAATATGCATTGATATCATTCATTAATTGGTCGTCCATAAGACCACCTCACTTATTTTAATGCTTCTAATAAATCATCTTTCAAAACAGCACCGTCTTTACCTGACCCTTCAACTACAATGCCTTTATCTTTTGCTAACGCTTCAAGTTCAGCTTTCGTTAAATCTTCAAGTACAACTGAACCATTGTCATTTTTAATAGCAACATCTAAAGTAACTAAGTCTTTTACATTTTCGTACTCAGCATCAGATAATTCTAAATACTCATTGAAATAAGCTTTACCGTCTTTAATTACAGTTCCTTTATCTACATATACTTTTGGCATCTAATAGCCCTCCTAATTTTTTAATTAAAATAAATAGACTGCACTAATTAAAGTACAGTCAAAATTACATTATTATTAATTGCTTGAATTTGTGGGATTGCCGCTTCGCCTACAATAATTACTTCTGCATTTGTACCAGCGCCCTTTTCTTCGTAGGCATCAACGAATTTTCCGTGTTTATAAGTTCCTTCAACTTTTACTGAACCTCGTGCAGTGATTCCCATTTTGTTATCATACAAGACAACTTTATTGTCATCTAGTAACGGTTTAGTAACTAAAGTACGTTCACCGTCAATGATATCTTCGAATGTGATTACATCTTCTTGCACATAATACGCAGGCAAGCCGGCTTTTCTAAATACCGCTTGTAATTGTTCGCTATCAACCATTCTAGCATCTTGAGCATTTCCGTATACAGATAATTTAATTTGTGAATTGCTTAGAAGTGCTTCTTCTGCTACTGGAGAAATATCAATACGCTCAGGTTTACGACGACTATTTGTTGCCTTTTGATATTGTTTAACTGCTATTTTTAAATCATCTAATGGTTTAGCTGAAGCGTCGCTCCATAATGTTGTAACTGATATATTGTTACCAGCAGGGCGTTTTAGTTCAAACGAGATTTTTGATTGTGTGAAGCGATCTGAGTATTCAAGAATACCGTTGTATACTAATTTAGCACGAAGATACTCAATCATGTCATCGACACCGATTGAGATGTTTCCTACATCAGTTAAAGTCTTACGAATAGTAACCATACGCTCATCTGTACCTTGACGAGGAGAAGTAATTTTTCGATCAGTCATTTCATCAATATAATAAGCATCTTGAATTTTTGTCATCTTACCTTTTGCTTGTTCAGCTTGCGCTAAACTACGAATTGGAGATGATGCATTAAATCCAGTTACCTTTGCCGCAATAACTGGAGTGCTGTCGATAATGTCAAATACAAAGTTATCATCATATACTTTTTCATCTGGGAATGCAGATGCTAATCTGTATTTATTGGGATTTTGTATGCTATTTACGAATGGTCGTAAAGTAGTCGGTTGAAATTCTTTTAATTCAATAACCATTAATTTGTTGCCTCCTTATTATTTTAATAGTAAATAAACTGTTTATTTGCTGATTCAAAGTTTGAAGTTACACCTGTACATAATTCCTTAATAGGGTAACCCGAAGTAATTGCAGATACATGAGTATATTTATTATCAGTATTTACTGTAACAGTATCTCGTGTTAAGCATGGTAGCTTCATAGTAGCTGGTGTGTCTGCCGCAACCAATTCAAAAAGACCCGATGTTTCATTTTTGAAAATAGCAGTACCACGCTTGATTGTTTGCCCGTTTGTAAGTTTGGTATTGTCAAGCGTCGCATTTCCTGTTAAATAATCGATATTCTTTGCATTCATTAAGAATTCTGGTTCAGATTTAGCTGAAATTCTTGTTTGTTCAAACATTTATTATTCCTCCTTATTGTTTGTAGGGAAAAGATCGTTTGCGAGTTGTTTTCCTAACTCTTCTTCTGATACTTCTTTTCCATTGTTACCTTGCGCTCCACCAGGATTTAAAGTTGGTGGTGGCGTTTGTTCTGAATCATCTTTCGGATTATCAGCTTGTGTTGTCTCGATACTCGTATCAGTCGTAAATAAGTAAGAATCAGATTGCTTTAACGCATTGATTTTATCTTCAAGACCTTCAACAGTACCGTCGTCTTTCACTTCTAATCCATCACGATCAATTAATTTCTTAACTGTCTCTGGATTATGTACCTCTTTCGCAATCTTCGAGATGATAGCTTGATTAATTAGAATGTCAGTACGTTCTTGTTTTAATTGTGCGTTTTCTTTTTCGTACTTTTCTAATTGTTTCTTGCTTTCTTCGTCGATTTGCGGGTTTTCTTTTAAGTCCTTGATTTGTTTATCGCGAGATTCAATATCATTAGTAAGACTGTCGCGTTCTTCTTCAAGTGTCGTAATACGAGCATCTTTACGCGCTACAGTTTTACCATGTTCTTTCATAATCTCGTCGATAACTTCATCATCTAAACCTAAATTCTTTAAAGTTTCTCGTTTCATACTATTTCTCCTTCTCGTTTTTATTTCGCTGAACGACAGCGTTAGGATAGTACAATACGCTTGTACAAACGTTTCGACTTTTTACGACATTCGACAGGTCGAGTGGCATCCACCACCATCGAGATACTTTGGATCACTGCCTCTCTGGACTTAGATTTAAAGATATCCATAATAAAAAGACAGTTTATAACGTCATATCTAGGACGGTGTTTTTAAAAATTTCTATCCATGTTCACACTTTTTTCTAAATGATATAATTTACTTTGAAAGTGAGGTGTTTTAATGGCTAAAAAGAATAACAAACAATCTTCCAATAAAATGGCTAAACTTGCAAGCAAAGTGTTGAAATCTAACAAAAGTACAAAGTCGGCACGTTCTTTAGCAGGAAGTGTACTAGCTCAAGCAAGGAAAACAACAAAAAAGAATAAGTAATCGATAACCTATCTCTAGAGAGGTTTATATAATTCATATAAAGCTTCGATATTATCCTTTAAAAATCCATGTAAAGTTAATCCTATCCGATTAACTGTGTCTTCAGAATGAATTCCTTCAGCAGTTTCGAAACCTGATTCATGTAATAATCCGTGTGTAATTTCATGTGCAAGAGTTTTTCTTTTATGCTCATCGCTAAGTGATTTCATTAATAGTATTTCATGGTCAAAATAATCAATTATGCCTACACAGACCGTTCCATCATCGTTCTTAGGTTTCTTTCGTTCTATTACTTCATAATCAATATGCCCTATCCTTAACTTCATCTTCACACCTCATCATCTTCTTAAGCTCTTCAAATTTACTCGGATTGTTACGCTTGATATTTCGATAAGCGCCAATGCTCTTAGGTGCCTTATCTCCTAATATCGCTTTCATCTTTATGTAATGCTTATCTTCTTGTCTTGCAATCCTTTTCTTATCCTGGTCAATCTTATAAGCATCTTTTTGTTTCTGTGCTCTTGGATCAATATCAGGATTAAATGACTTCGCTTTGACAACAGCTTTATTGATTTCAGATTGACTTTTATATTCAATTACAAATGGTCTTATACGACATTCGCAATTTGGATGTAATGGAAATAGTTCGTATACATTGATATGTGGAAATCTTTTATCTTCTCCATCAATACTGAATACATGATTACGATATCTCGCACATATTCCACAAGTAGGCTCTCTGCCTGTTATTGTTACGAGATTAACATCCGCTTCTTCATATCTTGAGAGGTGGCCATGATTAGTTGCTGTCCTCATTTTCGTTCTGACCACTGTACGCGAGTAAAAATCTAAAGGTAATCGTTTACCATCAACTGTAGTAAAAGAAGTAAATCCGTCTTGTAAGAATGTGTCTGACACTCTCTTTATGATTGCTTCACGATTGTTGCCATCTAACAATCCTTTGCTTATGTCACTTCTAACTGCTTCTAATGTCTGCATGTAAGTATTATTAAAGTTTTCTTTAGCAGTTCTTATTGCTGCTTGCATGTCTAGCATCGTATCAGTAACGATATTCGATAATGCTTCAACGTTAGCTTGTGTCTTAAAGTCTGTCTGTACAACACCATCAACGATAGCTCGACCATTCAACTGTATGCCTTGCTCTTGTAAATCTTCTGTAGCTTCATCAATCGCAATAAAATAAGACTTCGCTAATTCAACAGGTAACACCTCTTGAACAGTAAGTCCCAGTTCGTCGAATATTTTATTGATTGTCAGTAATGTCTTTTGAACATCCTTGTCTTTTAAGTGATCAGTATTATGTAGAAGTGATACAATATGCTTCTTCAATTCATCAATCAGTAATGTTAATTGTTCAGCGTTCATCTAATCACTCCTTGATAGGATTTCCTAATTCATCAAGCGGTGTTCCATCGGGTTGTCTGTTATTCAAGAAGTTGTTCAACGTATTATTGCCATTTAATACGCTCATACTGTCTTGAGATGTCGATTCAGATTTAATACGTTCAACTTCTTCGTTTACCCATTCTTCCGTCTTGTCTGGGTTATTTCTTCTCACCGTCTCTTCTAGAGATTGTACTTTAGCATTGTACTTAGCAATATTCGCATCAGTCACTTCTTTTTCAGGCACTGGAATCATCGCTTGTACTGTGATGTTAGGCTCTTCGATGATGATGTTTTTATTCTCCTTATTCGCAAGCCATAATGCGCTCTCGAATAACGTCTTAAGAAATTCAACATAATCATTTCTAATTTGTTCTGCTTTCATCAAAGATACAAGTAAGTCATAGAATTTTGCTACACCAGACTGAGGACTCGATGTTTCTACCCTTACAAATTCCATTGCTGCTTGAGATGTTTGAGTTTCTGCTAACATTCCTCTGATGATGTCTTTAAGATATGCCATATCACCTATTTTATCGACATCAATCTGATGTATCTGCATGACTTGACCGTTCTCACCGATTTCTTGTATCTCTAAATCTCTATGATCAATCTTGTTTTCATCGCCATACCTATCTTCTGCAATTCTTCGTAACGTATCCATTGTCTCTCTTGTAATACTGATACGCGGCTTACCATTACGCTCAAATGTCTGTGATGCTCGTGTTAAGGTCCAGTTTACTTCATCTTGTCGTCCTGCAAGTCCTTTAAGCTCAGATGCACCTAACTTATTGTAGAACGTTGCATTGTTTGCAAGGTATGAAATAAACGAACGCTTTCGTCCTGGAAACTCTTGATATAGTTGTTCAATGCCTAATTTATCTTGAATAAAGTCTACATCATCAACAACTTTAAGGTCAGAATCTCCATTGCGTTTATATAACTTATGAATTGTAAGCAGTCTATCTTCATCTTCACGTTCAGTATAGATATGGACGTAATCAATACCCGCTTCTTTCTCTTCTTCAGTCTGAGGTAACTCGTATACCAGATCATAACCATGACCATCATCATGAGGATAATAAACATTTCGCTCCTTGAACATCAGCTTTAACTGTCCATTAATCATAGAAGGTACAGCAACGATACCACCGTCCACTAATAATTGAGTGATGTTCATCTTATGATCAATCTTTGAGTTCTTAACAATCTGGTCTATCGTCTCTTGCTGCAAGTCAATGACTTCACTGTTGTATGAATTATCAACTGTTCCCTCAATCATCTGTGCTTCTTCTGTTGTTGTATCATTTGCTAACTGCTCTTTATTCGGGAAGTTAGTCTTAACTTTACCAATCCCACGACTGATTAACAGTGAAGGTGTATCGACGATAATTTTACAGATGTTTAACATCAAGTACGGTGTCATTACGTTCTTAGCGTTGTACTCTCCGTATTGCAAGATATCGATTATCTCGCCTTTGCTTATTAATTCTTTAGCTCTAGGAAAGATGCTCGCATGTTTTCCATCGTATAAGTCACGGTAGAAATACATGTCATCATGCTTTTCTTTTATTACTTCTTTATCAAACTTATTCCACTCGTTCATTGTCGCCCTCCTTTACCATGCGCTTTGTTGTCTTATGTAATCCCCTTTGGGAACTACTACATCATAATCATCGAGCCCATACCACATAGCTGAGAATGTATGCGGGTCAATATTGAACTCGTCCTCTATAATCTCATCGTTATTATTGGTCTTATATGTTAAGTCTTGCAGCTCATCGATATGATTTACACATTTATCTGAACATATAATACGTTTGAACCGTTTCACCTTCTTTGTGTATTCAGCACGTGAACCGGCATACTTCTTAGCTTTTCTTAGATTCATACCTTTTTTGTTTAGATATTTGATTGTACTGTCTTCATGGTCAGCTTTTATAAGCGTTCTGCCTAGATAAGCTAACTCCTGGTACAACTCTTCATCATCTTGCTCTTTCGTATATACTTCATCATAAATGTATAACCACATATTTTTTTCATCTATGGCCATGCGCGATAATGCGTTGAATGAAGTAACAAAACCAAAGTCGAGACCGTTTTTCAGTAGTCTTGAATTCGTTCTGTTTACTACTTTCATCACTTCATCATGTGCCATGACTTCGAATTGTGGTAATACCTTCTTACCGTTTGTCCCAAATTGTCCTAATCTAGCAACTCGATGCAGATCAATGTCATAGTTCTTCATGTCATCAAGCTGCGCAATGTAATCATCAGGTAAGAAGTAGTTATCATCAGCAGTTGAGTGATGATAATAAGTGTCACCTAAAACGATTGTCTTTTCTTTGTATAAGCGGTAATCGTCTAGCTTAACAACCTTTGCATCTTTATTTATAAAGAAATGAAGATATGTCCAATTACTTTTACTCACTGGGTTTGTAGATAATATCATGTGGTTTTTTAATCGTGGATGTCTTAAACGACCAATCAACTCTTTGAACCCTGCGTACTTTATTTCTGAACACTCTTCTAACCAGATCAGTGAGATATCATTAATCGATTTCAATTTACCTGGCTTATCCATTCCTTTGAAAATAATCTGACTCCCATTTGGAAAAGTTATCTTCATCGGACTTGTAGTAAGTCTTACACCTTTTGTATTGAGTTCTAAGTCATATATTATCTCTTCAAATAGCGAGAAACATGAATCTCTAATAGTCTCAAATACTTCACGAACAACTAACGCTTTCCGCTTCTCAGATATCAGTTTAAGGATAATCTTTAATGCAACGTGATATGATTTACTGCTACCATAACCACCAACAAGAAATTGAAACTTCTGATTCCAATCAAACAAGAATTCTTCAAAGCGAGGATTAACTTCTTTATTCAACTGAACAGCTTCTGTCATTCTCGTCCCTCTTTTCTTGTGATTAAAATTTCTAATGGTTTATCAGATTGTGCTCCATTCTCATTCTGTTGCTTAATTTGTGTTAATTGTTCTTGCATAACTGCAACTTGCAACTTACGATAATCATCATCAGCTGCATGTAATGAGAATTGTTTCAATGCACTTCTCAATTCTGCCATTGCTCGTGATTGTGCACTTAAAAAAGATGCATACTTTTCATAAGCGAAAGCAACTTTATAACTATCACCAAATTCACCACTCGATGTAATTTCACTCGAATGATCATATTCATTACCAACCCACATTACATTTTGAGCTCTTATTATTGCTGCGAACTGTATCTGTATTTGAGCCCATATAATATCAGCTGCATCCATTGAATCAGCTATCCCCATTAGCTCCATTGTCTCTTTCGGAATGTACCTGCTTAGCAATCCATGCTTTACAGCAAAGGAATTCCGTTCGGTGAATTGATTCTTTGGATTAGGGTTGCCAATCCCTTTTCTTGATTTCTTCGGCTTTCGTTTGGTTGCAACTTTTTTTGTTGCATCTTTTTTAGTGGTTGCAACCTTATTCCAACCTTCACGACTTACTTTAGATTTCAATGTTCCTAATTTTACATCGTGCTTTTCAGCTAAGTCCTTAAGCTTAAAGTTACCTGTGTCATAATCTTCTTTTACTGCATCCCAATTTGTACTCATGCATCATCAACAACTTCAATCTCGTTCATCTCATATCTCACAACCTTTACGTTACTAAACTCTATTTATTTTAATAAACTGGATGAAGTAAGGGGTGGACTCATCTTTATAACTTTAGTATCCAGTTATTTCATTGCATTAAAAAACACCCACGATTATGTGAGTGTTGAAATCGTTATTCAAAATCAGGTATATCTTTTAGAATTTTTACCAGAGATTCTGGTTCTAATGCTTTATTTTTAAACAATTCTAACTGAAATTTTTCGTATTTAATTATCACTTTTTCAGGAGTTCCATCATATTGATTCACATTGAACAATTCAAATCCTATTAAAGCAGGCATAAAGAAAACATCAATTTTATAACTTTTATTTTCTTGTGATAAGATAAACACATTTGAATCAGAAAAATGTAATACCCTTTCACAGTTAAAACCCTCATAATCTTCATAATGACCATCTAAGTAGACAAGTGATTCATCACTTAAGTAACCTAGTTTATTTGCAGCATTTAATCCATGTGTTATCCAATCCTGAATATAGGTTACATTTAACGCCCTGTCACTTTTGTAAACTCGTTTGAAGACTTCATTTAAATTTTCCATTTCATCTCTCCTTAAATGATATGTGTACAAATACATGTACAGTTTAATAATACAAAAACCACCTAGAATTTACTAGATGGTTTTCACACATATTCTTTGAAAGGAGATTACTCATGGCAAAGTAAACGAAGAACCGTTAGGTTCGTGCAGTGCGAGGTACAAAAACAAGTTTTTGATTGATTGTATTGTGCCGTCCGCCCTACCCACATTTTAAAACATTTTTATACCCTTTCATAATTTTGAAAATAAGTAAAGTAAATCTGTGGATAACTTAATCTTTCAATAGTTCTGCAATTTCATTAAAAATCTGACTAACTCTTTGAGGGGAGCAATCTAGTTTTTTAGCGGAATCATATATTGTGTATCCTGATAGTTTGTCTGATAATACGATTGCCATTCTTTCATCGACTACTCTATCCCATCTGTTTTGAATATATCTCACTTTGTTTTCAAGCCTTGTAATTGTCTTGTCCGTCTTAAGAATTCGATTAATCTCGTTAAACACTGGATCAGAATTACTTCCGTTCCCTTTGGGTAGCGTTGCTTCAATACCATATAAAGCTGTATTGCCACCCATGATATTTTCATAATAACTTCGCTTTAGTTCAAATATTCTTTTAATATAAATCGGATAATTATTGATGATATCTTTAATCTGTTCGGTCGTATAAGTCATGGTTTATTGTTCCCCTTTATAAGTAGTCGTAGATGATTCCATTGTTGCTAGTGATTGGTCTTTTGTTCTCTTTAAACCAGGTATAAGGAATACTGGCTCTATTTAGCGATTCCTGAAGTTCTTTCAGTTCTTGAATATCTAATCTATAAAGTTCATTAAACTTCGTAAATAGGACAAGAATAAAGCAAATGCCACCCTTTTCATGAGTCTTGGTCAAGTACTCAATCTGGTGCTGTTCTATATTCTTAAATGGCAGATTGGTCAGTGAAGTCTGCTTTGTATCGAATGCGATAAACTTACCGTCATGAATTCCGATAAAATCGACTGTTGATTTCTTAGTATACCTGGCATCGAATATCTTTCCGTTACGACTCCTATGTGTCATTGGTGTTGGAATCTTATTGATTGTCGCTATACCTTTTAAGTCGTATTGAATATTGGATCGTTCGATTAATGTCTCGAGGTATTTACCTCTATTACGTTGACTTGTTTTCTTTTGCATTTCTACCTCCTAAGAAGTTCTTTAATACGTTCGTAGATGCCTTTATCTTCCTGTTGATCCGAAGCCACCTCTGTCCGATTCATAACTAAATTCCTTTACTTCTTTTGCTATTGGGTACACAACTGGCGCAATCACTAACTGTGCCACCCTGTCTCCCCTCTTAACTTCATAAGGCTGTGTGCCGATATTATCTGCGATGATTCCAATATGGTCGTGATATGTGTGGTCTATCGTTCCTAGCACTACTCGTAACTTCGTCTTAACTGACATTCCCGAGCGTGGTCTTACCTGTGCCTCGTAACCTAAAGGTAACTCTATAGCGATGTCTGTTGGAATGATTGACGTGTCGCCTGCTTTGATAGTAATGTCCTCACTAGCATATAAATCCAGTCCACTGTCAGTTGGGTAGCCACGTGTTGGTAGTGTTGCGTTATCTGATAGTAGTTTAATGTTTAGTTTGTTCATTTGCTTCCCCTCCATATACTTTCACTTCTGCTACATAGCACAGTCTAATATTTCTCTCGTTTATCTCACTAGCTTTCTTCAATGCTAGTTGTCTTGTTTCGTAAGTTCCCACTAATAAATTATTATTGTAATGAACTTGCCATACTGAAAATTTATAAGTCATTGTTGTCCTCCTGGTACTTAAACTCTTTTAACAGTCGTTCCTTAATATCTTCTTTACTGCCTATCGTTGAATTGAATACATGTTTTATGATCGAGTGAATCTGCTTTGTTGAGTACTGTTTAGATTTCATTCGTTATTCTCCTTTTCGAGTTGTAATATGTGCAAATTAGCCTCTATAATTTTTTCTCTCAAATCTTCTCTTTCTTTTAAATTTAAATATCCTGACGGAACTGCAACATATCCCACTTCTCCTGTATCAATCACAATCCTCTCTCCTTTCGTGTTACACTTGCAACACAGTCCAATCTGAATATTTTTTTCTAAATTCTGTTAATGTCACTGATGATAAATATCCATCAATAGTTTTAAATACATACTCTCCTCGACCAACTAAAGTAGGACATCTACCACCACACATATCGAATTCAATATATTCTTTACCACCAGCAAATCCAACGATAGTAATAGCGTGAGGTTTAGCCCACTCTTTTATTCTTTTAAAACTTTCTCTGGTACCATCCCACTGCATAACTTCGTATTGCTTAAGCACTCGTGGCGGCTCTTGAATAATTAAATCTGGTTCCATCTCTCATTTCCTCCTTGTGATTTTTATCGTCCGATTGAACGGACGTTTGACGGATGTTACTCGTCATCTCCTACTTTAAATAAACTTAAATCATGATAAGTAACAATTCCTAAATAACACAGTCCATAACCTTACGAATCGAAAGGTTTAATGTCGATATTCAATACCTTGCCATCTACTCCATTTGTAAATTCATTGATTTCTTGTTCCAATTCGTCTAAACGATTGTCCTCAAATGTCTTTACTTTAGTTTTTATCAATGACATCGCCATCCTCCTCTAGCAGTTCTGAATGCTCGTGAATGTTGCCGATGATTTCAATGTTTTGCTCCGTATTCATTACATGACTCAATACATTGCATTCATAATTCCAATCATCTGGAAATGGAACATCGAATCCAGGACAATCAAATTCAATCATATTTTTTACAAAACTAATAAAGTACTCATCGTCTTGCGACACTTTAACAATATCCCCTTCAAAAATCTCCTTACCGTTCTTATCATGTAAGCCAGTTGATTGCATTAATTCAAAATCTTCAATTCCAAATACAGTTTTTTTTGAGCCTATCCCATCTACCATTCCTTTGGAGTCAAAGTGAATAGAATCTGGTATAAACATTTGATCGATTACTTCATCCCACGCTCTGAATTTCGGTATCATACTTTCTCCTCCTTTTCTCTTGGTGGTATCAATAAACCACGTTTTAGCATTTCTTCGGTTGGTATGAAGAAAGCTAATACATTTTCAATCAATCCACTTTCCATTGTCATTGGTAACCCTTTAGGGTGTTTTTTAATTTATGTGGTAATTTTTAAAATTAAATCTTTTGGAATTACAACTTTCTTCATGCCACTTTCAGTGATTGCGATTACTTCTAAGCCTTTCATACTTTCTCCTCCTAAACTAATATCAACTGCTCGTTATGTCCGTAATGATCGTAAACTTCATCTTCTGTCTTAAATATTCCGATGATTATGTTATCTCTCACTTCAATACTTATAATCAGTCCTGCATCGTTGAATGTATACAGGACTTTGTTTAAATGTTCTTCTTTCGGCTTTCTGCGTTTTACAATGTACTTGTTATAGATTTTTTTAAACTCTTCAAAATTGAGTTTTATTATTTCAGTAATCATTATTTCCACTCCCTAATAATCAAATATCGTTACCTGTAATCCAGGCACGTAATCAGCTTTATTTTCATAAAAACGTTCCATGTCGCTCATTGAATCGAATTCTTCAACATATACTTCTGTTCCAACATCTAAAGCGACATAGGTATCGCCCTTTTCTTCGTCTGCATCAACTGAGAAGTAGATAGTACCGAAATGACTATCAGTACTATCAGTCTCCCAATTCTGTCGCATGTAGTGATTGAAGAGTTGTCTCCACTTTCTATAGCTTAAGAATTTAATCATCCAGCATCAGCGACTTTGTTTTCACGCTGCAAGAAGCTGATCATTCTGTCTGCGTAATCGACAATCTTCTTAAGTTCATTGATTTCTTCATCCTTGCGACCTGTTCTTGTCGCATATTTGATGATGTTACCAATCATGAAACCTTTATACGCTTCATAGCTGAATTGAGATTCCAGGAATCCGATGACATCTGTACCTAATCCGTTTGGAGCATAATGTGATGGTGGATTGATTCGTTCAACAGATTGTTTACTCGTTTTTATTTCTTGCTGTAATTGTGACTGAATTAATTCGATTTGTTCTTTGCCGAGTTGCACTTCTTTTCGTCTCTCGTTATCCATATTTAAATGCGTAAGTGCATTAAATTCATTCTGTAAAGTATCGTGCTTAACTTTCCATTCTTCAATCAACTTATCTTTCTCTTCTAACTGCTTTTCATAGCTTGTAACTAACTCTGTCTCTTTATCCTGGTACTCTTTGATGACTTTGTTTGCTTCTTCTAACGATTCTTTCAAATTCTTGTTCGCTTCAGCTGATACTTCAATCGTGCGTTTGTGTTGATTTAATTCTTTCTCATATTTAGATGTTAAGAATCTATCGTTCATCTTTAACGCGTCTGCACTCTTTTTATCTAAACGATCATAAGAATGTTTTAATGATTTAATGTCACGTTCTTTAGCTTTGATTTGAAGTTCTTTTAACTGCAACTCTTCACCTTTTTTCGTAATTGTTACTTCAAGTTCTTTAATTTTATTCATAAAGTCATTACGTTCTGCATTCAATTTAGTGACTTCTTCTTGATACTTATCTCTATCATCAGTGACTAACGACAAGCTCACTTGCAGGTCATTCACAATCTTCTGATGTTCTGCTTTATCAACCACATCATTAACAGGAATAGTGCTTGCTCCTTTATTCTTTTCTACAGGCTTCGTCTTAACTACTGGCACTTCATCAACAATAAGCCCCTGCTCTCTTTCTGCCTTTAACTTTTTGAATTCTTTCATATTTTCACTTCTGAATTGCAGTAGCGTTTGGTATGCCACACCTATTTTAGCTGCTGCTTCTTTCAGCGATTTCGTTTCATGAATGATTTGATCAACCTCTGTTATCACTAAACCCTTTAATGTCTTTGCCATAATTAAATCTCTCCATTCTCATCGATGTTTATCAGTTCATCGATTGTCATATTTAATTTCTTACATAAACTGTTCAATGTATCTGTAAAATGTCGTTTTCTATTAAGTTCGATATCGCCGAGATAACTCTTAGATATTCCTATAGATTCAGCAAATTCACGTTGTGACATTCTTTTATGTTTTCTAATCCATCTGACTTTTGCACCAATATTCACATTTCCGTACTGCATAATCAGGCTCCTGTCCTAGCGTTAAATAGATCCGGATAACGCTCAATGTATTTCTTTGGAATAGGTGCACCTGCTTCAATCATTCGAATAACAGTCTGTCTACCGCTATCCGCTGTTCTTCTCTTTCGTATCGGTGTGGTTGCTGCTTTTTTCAGCGACCACTTGAAAGTGAAATGACGATGCCAGAATATATTCTTATTGATGCCATTCTCAACTGCTATATCGCTCCACTTTTTATATTCATCAGAAGTATTGTTAAATCTTTCTTTAGGACTTGTTATCGCTTCTTCAAACGTCATACCTCTTTTGACCACTCGCTCTCTATAAGCGTTGTAACTAACCTTTGAACGGTGTCTGTTATCTATCCAGTATTGTCCCATCGGTGTAGTTTTCATAAGTATCTCCCCTTACTCATATTCAACTGTGTGCGGCATTGTCATACCTGCGTATGTTTCTTCTTTTGTTGCTTTCACAATTTTGTAAATGAATGTTTTATCCGAACCGTGATCAGTTAATTCGATACGAGCGACATCATCAATGCCGACCTCGTATTCGAATAACTCACTCTTGATTTTCTTTATCTTCATATCAAATCCCATATCTCCACCTGACCTAGCTCTTCTTCGCGCATAAGGTTATGCATGTTAATGAAATCTTGAAGTCCTTCCGTTGTAACTTCTTTTTGTATGTGTTTCAGTATTCCTGCGCCGATTAGTCTGAAACCATCGCGTCCACTTAGCGGAATTACTGTGACTACCCATTCTTTCTTCTGGTCATAAAGTTTGAATCTCTTTAGTAAACTCATAAGTTCACTCCTTGGTCATATAATTCATGGTTTATATTATGGTTGAGCTGATTTACATTGAATTTGTTGCTGATCCTGTCATCTCTATCAATGCACATCTTTACTTTTATGCCACCTTTTTCTCTGGTCATGAGTGTGACATATCCCTTAATACCTTTGGTCGATAGGTATTCTTGTAATGCATATTCTTCTGAATAGAATCCTGCTTCTTTAAACTGCTGGTCGAAGTGCTTTGCGACAACTGAATTCAAGTAATAGACTTCTGATTTTGACATTTGCATCACTCCTTTAATACGTTAAATTAGAACGGTAAATCATCATCGCTGATATCAATCGGTCCTGTTGCATTAGCAAATGGATCTTGCTTCTGCGCATATCCGTTATTTGCGTTATTTTGACCTCTGTTGACGTTTTGATTATTTTGATAGTTGTTGTTCGTCTGATTGTAATTCGTTTGCTGTGTGCCGTTATTTTGTTGATTTTGGCTATTCTTTGGTTCCAAGAACTGCACACTATCACAAATCACTTCTGTAACAAATACACGCTGTCCTTCTTTGTTATCGTAGCTGCGTGATTGCAATCTTCCGTCAACACCGACTAAACTCCCTTTGTTTAAGAAATTGTTTACGTTTTCTGCTTGTTTACGGAATGTCACACAATTAATGAAGTCTGCTTGACGTTCTCCCTGGTCATTTGTAAACATGCGATTTACTGCTAAAGTGAATGTAGCAACTGAAACTCCTGATGTCGTTGTTCGAAATTCAGGATCCTTTGTTAATCTTCCTGTTAATACAACTCTATTTATCATTTTTGTAATACTCCTTTAAATATTCTGATTCGTAACCATGTTTCTCAATATCCAATACCGCTTCTAATTTACTAACGTGTATGTCGATGAATTTATAGTCATAAGTTTCTAGAATTAAATCTGGATTTAAACTATTTAAAGCATCTGGTCCCCACTTGTCTTTAATCGCTTTATCAAGATTTTTCATATCCTCATACCAATTTTTATAAGTTTCTTCATTAGCCGGTTTTGTATCGGTTTCCCAAACCATATAAGCTCTTTCGATATCATTAAGTTCTACATCTCCATACTCATCATCATAACTTGGCCATTCGTGATAATTAGAACACATGTAACGTCCTTTCTGATTTTTACGCTCGAATACCATCACTTTAATTCGTCTCATTTCATTTCCTCCATCACTTCATTTATTTGTTTAATCATTGAATCTGCAAAATCGAGAAAGTGTCCTCTGTCTACATCTTCTTCTGAAGCTCTTACATTATGTCTTGCAACAACAACCTGTACTTTTAATTCCTTAACTTTAGTCTTAAGCTGTCGCAGTTTCTGTTGGTCCATATTCCTCAACCCCCTTTCGAGTTTGTAACTCATGGTCCTTTTGTGCTACCAGAACTCGTAACTCTAATTCATTTGTTGCCCAGTCAATCATTCGTTGCGCATATCTTTCTGTACAGTTGAGTCGTCTCATGATTTGTTCTTTAGTCATGCTTGATCACCTCCGTAACATCTTCTAATGCAGAAACTATGCCGCCAGTTAGTTTACTTAGCACACGTTCTTTCATTTTCAGCTCCTGCATTCTTTCGTTTGATACAACTACGAAGTTTTCATCGTAAAGCAGCTTTGCGTATTCCTGGATTCGTTCTTGCTTTGCTCGTTCTTTCTGTTCTTCTTTAATTTTTTCTAGTTGTTCGAAATCCCATTGTGGTTTGCAGGATTTCTTTATCTCAAACTGAACAGGTACTTTCCTTTCTGCTAAAGTCTGATTAATCTTCTTAATTGTTTCGTCGATATTAAATGTCATTCGTTTCACGTCTCCTTTTTTTATTTCATAAACACTAGCCAGTGTGTTTTCGACCTTTTATTTCCAAACAACGGTTGATAGTCGATGTTTTTCAATATATCGTTCAACTTTATCTGCTCTTCATTCCATTTAAAAATTAAAGTGCCATTTGGTTTGAGCACTCTCATACATTCATCGAAACCTAATTGTAAGTCTTGCATCCAATTATCTTTATCAAGTCGCCCATACTTTTTAACTAGCCAACTATTATCTCCACCACGTATCAAATGTGGTGGGTCAAACACTACCATGTAGAATGAATCATCATCAAATGGCATATTTCTAAAGTCGCCCAAAATATCAGGTTTGATTATCAACTTCCGACCATCACATAAAGTTGTTTCTAATTCACGAATATCCATGAATTCAACGTCTGCATTTTCTTTATCGAACCAAAACATGCGACTTCCACAGCAAGCATCTAGTATCTTCTTCATTGCATCCTCCTATCTGCACCATCCAATGTTAAAAATGTTGCACCATTGCATATTCTTGAATAAGCACGTTTCAGCATAAAATCTGATGGCATTTCATTAATTATGTCTAAGTTCGTTGTATAGATTGTATTCAAGCCTTGGCGCTTATTCGTAATCTCGTATAACTTCTCACATGCCCAGTCTGTTTGCTTGTTTGCTCCTACATCATCCAGGACCAATAAATCAACTTCACTAACTAATCGCATGATTTTTTCTTCTGTATCATCATTCTTTTTGTTAAATGATGCTTTGATGAGTGATAAAAGCTCAACATTATCGATGAAAAGCACTGTATTACCTTTGTCTTTCAAATATCTAGCGATAGAAAATGCAAGGAATGACTTGCCTGTTCCTGTATCACCCTGTATAACGATTGTTTTAGGATTTTGTTTACTGAACTCTTTACAGAAGTTAGATGCTACTTTATAAGCGTTATATATCTCAGGACTTGCTTTTTCGAGATCGATGTCATTGTTTTTGAACGATGCTTTTTTTAAATCTGGATTAATCAACGACTGATTGAAGTAATAGTTAATCTTTTTTTGCTGCATTCGTTTCTTATCTGCTCTCACTAATTCCCTAAGGTGACAGTCACATTTGATAACTAGCTCGCGCGTTCCATCATCATTTACTTTATATGTGTTCTTTGTACCGCATTTATCACATGTTTCCTCTTCGATTTCTGGGATACCTTGGTTTGCTACTGCTTTCATAAGTTCACTATTCAGTAATGATTTCAACATCTTCACCGCCTAACATCTGTCTCATGTTTCTTTCGTTACGTTCTTTAAGTCTTGCGATTTCTTCAGGTGAACGTTTTGTTGTCTGCACATTAGGTTTAACTTGATTGTTATCCTTAGACTGTCTAGCAATTTCATTAGCATCTATTTCAGCTGTTGTCTTAAATCCTTTGTTATGCCAGTTTCTTAATATGCCATTCACATATTTATAGTTTTTAATGCCCGCTTCAATACCTACATCTAATGCTTTGCTGACGATAGAGTCTCCTTCATCTCCGAAATCATCTATCCAAGCAAATAACTTCTGCATTGTAATTGGATCCAGGTAGCCATAACCTCCATTTTCGAAGATATCGAATGATGAAGGACGAGTTACTTTTCTTTCGTTTTCTTTTTCTTTAATTTCCTTTTCTTTTTCTTTCTTTTCTTTTTCTTTCTTCCATAGACTATCTATACTGTATGGATACTGTATAACTTTATTGTTTTTCTCTAGAGAATTAACATAATCAACGTACTTTATTGCAAATGGTTGATGTTTTACGTTCTCCAGATCAGCCTTAACTCGCGTGATAACCTTTTCTGAATTATTCCAATTAAATTTTGCCCAATTTCTGATATATATTTCTTTTGTTGGTTGGTTATATTCAATCTTTCCGTATTCAATGAAACGAGTTAATAACTTCTCAACAGTTTCACGATTGTAACCTGTTTCTAGTTCGATAACTCTGGAAGGCAATTCATATATTCCTATCTGAGACGTTTTGCTATTAGTCATCAGGTAGATATAGAAATACTTTTCTTCTGGTGTTAAATCTAAAACAAATGCATCTTGCCAAAAGCTAACATTCAAATATCTATGTGTACTCATTCCTTAACCTCCTCAATCAAGGTTAGAACTTCATCTCTAAATCTTGTCCAACTAGTTGAATTAACTGCAGCATCTATAACTTCTTGATACTGTTCATCATCAACTTGCTCATACCAATCTTTCATTAGTTCTTTTAATTGACGTTCATTGTAGTAAAGTCCTCTATTCTTCAAAATCCCTCTGATATAACTGGCGTTTCTTATATAAGTTTTTACTGGATTCCTGTTGTAGTATGCGATGCGTGGAACCTTTTCAAAAGCTATTTGAATTCCTTTGTCATAGTAAACATCGTAGGCTGCATCAATTGCAGTCATCAATTCTTGCATTGAGTATTTTCTCAGCCAAGATTTGATATTTTTAAGCCCTTGAGTTTCGACAGTGCATTCAAATACTCTCTCGAAATATTCTGCTACTTTTTTCGCTTCAATATTCTTAAGATCTAGCAATTCTTCTTTCCATTGCATCATGAATTCAATTTGTTGTTTGCGCTCATTTAGTAATTTCAACTCATCATGCTGTTTATCAATTACTGCAGTATCGCTTAGCTTTCTATCCCGTTTTCCGTTGTTACATTCAAAACATGAAGTTATTAAGTTCATAATGTCATTTGTGCCACCTTTAGCAACAGGTTCAATGTGATCTACATTTAACACGATATCCGGCGCCTTATTACCGCAATACTGACATGTAAAGTTGTCTCTTTTAAAAACTTCAAATCTAATTTTGTTAGATAAGCTTTTTCTTTTTGCCATTTAACTTACTCCTTTCTAAAACAATGGAGGGTCTTACCCCTCCGTATTTTCTTCTGTGATGTCCAGTAATTCATAATCTGGAGCTTCAAGTAATGTGTCATCAGGCGTAACATCTTTAATCTTGCTGATGTCTTTTCCTGTTCCTTCGTCATAAGCGACTTGTTGCTGGACTTCAACGCTAATCGGCAAGTACTTCCACATATGACGAACAACCGTTTTCTTAGCCATCTCTTCATAATCAGATGTCCATGGACTGAATTTTGAGTTAGCAGCTTTACTTCTTCCCTTTCGCTTTTCAATATCTGCCTTACTCATAAATTCAAATTGATATCCACCATCTTTAAAATGCGCTACCGCATAAGCACCGATAAATTCTCCTTTATCAGGCTCCATTGTTGGTTTATGAACTAACTTACTTTCTAATCCAAGTTCATAATCAAATTCATCATTACTGTATACTGCATGTGCATAGATAGATTTGATATGTCCGCTTCTTCGCGCTAGATCAATCATGCCTTTATATCCAATAATGAATTGCACTTCTTTGATACCTTTGTTTTTGTTGTTAAATGGCAGTAAGTAGCAATGTCCCATCAATCCAGGCTCTAATCCTAGTTGTGCTGCTTGCATAACTGCCCCTAATAAACTTCCTACATCTGCATCTTTTAATGCTGGTGTCGTTCTGATAGTAGTCATCGCTAATCTTGTTAATCGGTCAATATCCATGTGCTTAGGTAATGCCTGTGACATAGCCGGAGCCATCTTCTTCATATAATCTTCAATTGTTTGAGGTTTCGGTTGATTCGCCACTTGATTTTGTTGAGTAGTTTGTACCTGTTGTTTTAATGATTCAGTAGTTGCCATAATTATTACGCTCCTTTAATTTGTTTGATTTTTAGTACTCTAGTTTCTGTTTCTTTGTAGTATGGATCTAGCTGTTCACCATAAATTTCTAGAATCTTCTTAGTGTCTAATGTTTTTCTTACTTGTGGTTTCCAGGTAATCTGATATCCACTCGTTTTACCAGCTAAGTTGTTTCCTAATTTATGCTTAATTTCATTCTCATACTTTGTTTTAAGTTCTTTCAGTTGCTTTTCTTCTTGTTTCACTTGATCTAGTGCGGTTAATAATGTTTCAACATCATCGCCTAACTGAATTTCAGTTTCATCAATGTCTTTATACATATGATTCAAGAAGTCCTTAGTTGCATCACTTCCATCAATTTCAGGAATAACTCCTGCAAGAACGTTGTTATACCAGAAGTCCTTTTCAGCATTGATAATGATTTCTATTAACTCATCATCACGAGGTACTTCTTTCCAAATAAATTGATTACCACCACATAAGACTGCGATATATGCTTTTTCATAACCTGTAACTGCCATGTAATGCTGAATCTGACATAGATATGATGCAGGTATCTCTTCATCTTTCCATTGATCGATATTGTATTGCGAAGTAGTCTTACATTCGAGTAATGCCTTTTCACCCACTATTACTCTGTCTAGGTTTGCTAACATAAATTCATGTTCAGGATGTCTTAACATTTTGTTGTTTTTTCTGACTTTCTTACCTGTCCTTGTTTCAAATTCTTTAGCTACGACATCTTCAAGGACGTTCCCCCAATATATAAACTCGTTGTCAACTTGTTGCTTTAATTCTGGATTTACCTTCTCGAAGAATAGTTGCGTTTTAGATTTCCACTTATTCACTCCAAGAATAGTTCCGGCATCACTTCCACCGATACCTGACTGTCTAGCTTTCAGCCATTCTTCATGAGTCATGTCCTTTGTGCTTAAAACCTCTGCCATGTAATTTCCTCCTTCATTCTTATGTGCTATAATGAGTTAGAGTTGTTTTCTGCTGCGCGTATCCTTGATATGCGCTTTTTTTATGTGTTAAACTCTCGATCACGATAAACATTTTCTTGATGATTTAAGTTCCAATTCAAATTATCTTCATCATCCTCTTCGCTACAATACAATCTTTCTAAGTACTCAAGCTCTGATAAGTTATCCTGCATTTCCATCACCTCCTACAGTGACTATTTCTGTAAAATAAGCAACTCCACAATCACTCTCTAATTCCCATTCGATATCGCAATGCGGTCCATACTCATCTATCAACTTGTAATATTCATCAAGCGTGAAGAATGGTCTTCCAATTTTGATGAACTTTATCTTTCTGCAGTAAGGTAACTTCATGCAGTTTCCTCATTTTCGAATTCGATTACAGGAATGATGTCTCTACGCTTCAAGAACTCATAAAGGAATAATCGTCCTTTCTGCGTCCACTTCGTATGCATTCTTACAGATACACTTCCATCTTTATGGGTGATTTCTGTCGTTTCTGAATGCGTGTAACCTTTCGCGTGATGGTTTGAATAAAGTAGCCATTGACCTGACTGTTTATACTGAATTTTGAATCGTTGCAGCAACTTATTCATCTCTTGTGCTGACATTCCATAGTCTTTTGCGATCTGGCCAATAGTAACCAAACTCTTACTCTTAAGAATCGTGTCTACATAGTTTGCTTTTGGTTTTAATTCGCCAATCTGTTGTTTCTGCATCGTGTTCTCTAGCTGTAGTTTCTCGTTCTCTTCTACTTGTTCAACTAACTGCAGTAACGCTTCTTTGTATGTTCCAGGTAATCTATTTTGTAATGTCTTCTCCATCTCGTTGAATCTATTGATATATGCCATTTTGAAGTCGTTGTGACCTTGGATGTTGAACATGTATAAAATGAATCCGTCTTTAGTTAGTAAATATTCTGATTGAGTTCTTCCACGACTATCTTTGTAATCTGACTTAAAAATTAATGCGTCCACATTTGGACTCATTAATATTTTGTCCAAATCTCTTTTAACATGCTGATGCTGTCTACCTAACTCTTCAGCAACTGTCCTACTGCTTACGACTGGTCCTAGTTCTGAATTATTTTCGATCTTAATTAATATGTTCATTTACTTCATCCTTTCTGGTCTTTTCTTAATAAATGTTTTGGAATAAAATAATTTCTCCTTTAGAACTGATGTTCCATTATATTTTGTAAACGCTTACTGTATAATTTTTCTTAATTCGATTAAGAAAGGTGGTGAATCTATGACAAAGAAAAATGTTCACGTAACACAAAATCAGAATGGCGACTGGCAAGTTAAGCGTGCAGGTGGTCAAGGAGCTTCGAGTACACATAAAACACAATCAGAAGCAATTGATGCCGGACGTAAAATTGCAAGACGTGATGGTGTTGAAAATGTTATTCATGGAAGAGATGGTAAAATCAGAGCAAAAGATTCATATGGTAATGATCCTTTCCCACCTAAAGGTTAGTTAGGTTTTAAAGAAACTGCTAAGCTTTCATCAATAAAGTCAATCGGTGTATCAGATTCAGTAAAATGAATTAATATTTGACCATTTTTATCTAATATTTTCATTTCAGAATAATTATCAGATAAGATGTTGTAATTCCTAGCTCTCTTAATCTCCTCCGCCAAGATGACGATTAAGAGGGCTATTTTTAATGCTTGTAATTTATTCATTTATCTCACCTCCTTTAAATCTTTGTAAGTTGCAATTAATAGGAACATCGAAAGCTGAATTAGGACTGTCAATCCTATACGTGAACCAGGTTGCATCTGAAAACCTAATGCTAAGAATAGGACCACAAGACAAGCGATAAACGTACAAAGCATATATAGTGATGCATAAGATAATCTTGCTAAATACTTCATGTCACTGCCTCCTTCCGTTTATCCATTCGATTAAGTTAGCTGTGCTGTATCGTGATGAAATACCTTCGATATGCACAAACTGAAAATCATCTCGCTTTCTTATTTCGTTGAATACTGCAGCGCTACAACCTATAAGATCCATCGCTTCTTCTCTTGAGACTGTTGGATGATATTTCTTTGTTAACTTCTCTTCAAGTTGTTCTGCAATTACATCAGTTAAATTGTTAATAACTTCTGGTGCAAACATGGAATCATTCCCTTCAGATTCTGCGTTCCATTTTGTAACGCTGATTTCTTGATTTAGATAACTCTTGTGGATTCAATTCGTAATCTATAATGATTTTGTCGATTAGCGCCTGTGCTTCAAAAATCACATCTTGCGTTTCACTAGCAATGCGACGGACATTTTCAATGTCTTCTTGGCTGCAATATTCAGGGCGTTTATCAATACGATAGAGATTGAGAACATCAATTACTTCTCGTATTTCATTAAGCATCCTCTCTTTTATACATATACGATGGTCATCAAATACAACTTCTGATGGTGCAGGTGTCGTGTATCCATTAGAGAATTCGTATGACATTTCTTTGATTAGAATTGGATCATCACTTCTTTCGTAACTTGTCATTAAGATTTCAGATGAGATATTACGACGTCCCTTCTCGATATTGCAGATATTTGGTTTAGTAGTAAGTAACATGTCTGCTACTTGTGATTGAGTTCTATTAGTACGTTCTCTATGTCTTTGTATACTTTTGAACATAATTGTTTCTCCTTTTTTAGAACTTACGTTCCGTTATATATTTTTAGAATTTTCTATATATTTGATATAGAAAGGTGGTGAAAATATGCATAGGCAATATGTCTCTTCATCTCGTATTAATAGTGTGGGTTGGGAAAACGACACATTAGAAGTTGAATTCAAAGATGGTGCCGTTTACCAGTATCACAATGTTCCACGAAACGTTTATGAAAATTTTTTAATGTCAGCTTCATTAGGTTCGGAACTTTCTAGATTAGATAAAATCTATTCTTACACTCGTGTAGGCTAATCTTTTTTGATTTCTGACGGAAAGAATTCCATCGTTTCTAGCACCTTGATTCCGTCAGAATCAATTTCAACTTTCACGTACGGATGTTTTTCTTCTTTTAAAATCTTCGAAATCTCCTGAGCTAATTCTTTAATGCGATCATTCATTTTTGTTCCTCCTTATAATGTTTAATCAATAATTATCAATATTCTTGCAGGTCCGAGTCCGAAGGTTGTTACTGATGATCTACTATCACCAATTTTTATGTCATAACGATCTTCGACTTCTGCAAAAACTTCTTCGACACCCTTTCTTTTTACTAATTCTTCAACTAGTTCTTTAGTAGTGTATTCATTCATAAAAATCCCCTCCTCTAGTTTTCATCTTGAAAACTTTTTGTCCTTTAATGTTTACATGCTTTTGGTCTATACTTTAGTTACGGTGTTGGTCACACCGTACAATTACATTTGGTCGTGTAATTGATGGTTTATGCCAGGCGAGTTTGGTCGCTTGCCTGGTCATTATTATTGTTAATTACCTTATCGGTAACTTTAGGGTCAAAAAAAATATCATCATAAGATAGTTTTAGAATCGCTGATATTTTTGAAATATCTGTTGCACTAAATTGTCTTAGTCCAACTTCTTTCTTGTAATAACCTTGATAACTTGCAAATCCCATCTTTTTAGACATTTCTTCTATAGAAATACCTAAGTTTTCTCGAACTTCTTTGATTTTATTTACGTTCACTAATTGATAAACCATTATTTTCACCTCACTTTCCGTATCGGTAACTTTATAATATATTACCATTTAGGTAATGTCAACTATTTATATTACCGAAAAGGAAATTTGTTTTATTTTCCGATATGGTAACATAAAGATAGAAGATAGGAGTGGTAATATGGCAGGGAGTTTAGGAAAGAGAATAAAAACTAATCGATTAAAGAAGGGTTATTCTCAGAAAGAATTCGCTGATATAATCGGTGTTTCGAATGTTGTCTTATCAAGATACGAAAGCGACGATCGTTCACCTGACTTTGAAAAACTTAAGCAAATTGCAGATATTTTAGAGGTGTCTACTGATTATTTATTAGGTCGTGAAGTTGATCATCTTGATTCATTTATGTTAAATCACGCAGAAGGTTTTTCTGAACTGAGTGCAGAAGAACAAAAGAAAATAGAACAATCATTATTAGAACAGGCTGAATTTTTAATCGCAAAAGCGAAGAAAAATAAATAAAGAAAGGAGTTTATACATGAAAAAGCCGCTAACTGCATTGTTATCATTAGCGTTAGTATTATCTGGATGCGGACAACAAAGTGAAAAGCAAGAAGAGAAGAAACAAGAAATAAATGAAAAGTCGTTTGATAAAAAAGATTTCAACATTAATTTAGAAAAAAATCTAAAGATATTTATAGAGAATATGCAGGATATTAATGAACTTACATCTTCAACAGAAGTTGAAAAATATGAAGAAGGATTGCTAAAAGGTGGAACAGACATCATAAAACAAGCAGAACAATATGAAAAATACCTTAACAAAAATAAAATTAATGGAAAGCATAAAGAAGTCTCTAACTACCTTTTAACAAATATGTTTGCTACCGGCTATCTATTCAAAGAATCATCAGAACTATATCCGCAAATAATTTCCGGAGAGTTAGACTCTGAACAAGCTATAAACAAACAAAGTGAAATACAAAAGAAATATAGTCAGAAATATAATACTGATAAAAATATATCTGATGAAAAATTTTTGAAGTATTTAAAAGAGAACGACATTGAATATAAAGGATTTGAAAAAATTATAAAAAGTGATAACTCTACAACTGATCCTATTGAATTTATTGAAAACAATGGAACTTTAGTGGACATCGATAATAATATGAGTTATGAAATCGTTAAAGTATTTAGATCGGAGCAATCTAACAAATACGGATTTAATAAAATTGATAATAATAATTTTGTTTATAATTTGGCATTTGCCTTAGTAAAGAATACTGATACAGGAGAACTTTATTTAGGGTATTTCGGAGAAAATGTTAATAACACTGACAAAAATATAGAGTTTTTAGGATATATAACATTCACAACAGATACCGGACAACAAGTCGCACCTGAAAGTGGTGCCATGGCAACGTCTAATAAGTTAATCAAAGAATATAATCCAGGTGTTAAATCTAAAGGTTTCGGAATAGTACCTTTAGAGTACCAAGATGAAAAACCTAGTTCAATTGATGTAATTATTGAACAGCCACACAACAATGACGATACAGATACATGGGGAGAAGATATAACTATCAAAGATTTAAAATAAATTTAAGGGATGGGATATAGTTGGAAAAAGTTATTATAGAGAAATACCTAGTTGATAACGGAGAAGTATTTGATCATCTGATTGAAGCAGATTTAAACAATTTTACTTCTACTAATTATGCAGCAATAAAAAAAGGTTCCCCCACATTTAATCTTATAGAGATAGAAACAGTAAAAAAAGCATCAACATCAAATGATGTTAAGGGTAAGGAAGAAAAAATTACAAATCACAAAATTCTAAAGACATTTGATTTATCTAATGTAGTCTCAACAGATTTAGATAAATTTCTAATGAGTAAAGTTTATAGATTTGATAACGGAGACGTTATAAGGGTAAATCAAAATAATGAAATATTTGAGGATTATCTTAAACAATTAAATATTAAATTTAATGAGTTGGAAAGGCCATGGTATAAAAAGATAGTAGGATTCAGAAGTGGGACACCATGGAAGATGATCTTATCATCTCTGACTATATTGACACTACTATTTTTTACTTTAACAGTATTGCCAAGTGCAGTAAGTGGAATATTGATTCCCTTGCTAGGAATAGCTAGTTTTGCAGGTATTTTATATTATAGTTTTAGAGGAGCAAAGAATTTAAAAAACAAAAAGAACAACAAGAATATAGCCCTTCCGTTCTTTATGTCCTTAGCATTATTTTTCTTAGCGATGTCAGTTAGTGAAGCAGATGAATCCACTAACTCAAAAAGTGATAGTAATGATAAAGATAATGTTAAACAAACACTTGTCGCTACCCCTGCCGTTAAAAAAACTAGTGAAAAAGAAGATGTAACCACAGAAGAAGTGACAACTGAAAAACCAACTACCGAAAAGCCGACTACCGAGAAACCAACTACCGAAAAGCCGACTACCGAGAAACCGGAAAAAGCTTCGATAGATAAAGATAAAATAGGAACTGTTGCACGTTTCCCAGCAGAATTCACTAGACATATAGATGGTGACACGAGTGTATTAAACATAGATGGACAAGACAAAAAAGTTAGATACTTACTAATCGACACTCCTGAAACCAAACATCCAAGAACTGGCGTTCAACCTTTTGGTCCAGAAGCTTCTGCTAGAACTGAAGAATTATTGTCTAATGCATCTAAAATTGAAGTAGAATACGATGTAGGAGAAAAAACCGATAAGTATAACAGAGATTTAGCTTACGTATATGCAGACGGACAAATGATTAATGAAATACTTGTTAGGGAAGGTTTAGCAAGCGTAAGTTTTGTTTATCCACCTAATACGAGATATCTCGATACTTTAAAAAATGCTGAGACGTTAGCTAAATCAGAAAAGTTAGGAATCTGGTCATTAGATAGCGCCTTCGAAAATGATGATTCAAATCAAAATGTTAATGCTAATGAAACTACCCAGAATACGGAACCTAATCAAAATAACCAGTATTCAAATTTTGTTCAACAACAACCTTCTAATACAATTCAAAGTTTTGCTAATTGTACTGAATTAAGACAAGTTTATCCTGAAGGAGTTCCTTCAACCCATCCTGCTTATACTTCTAAAATGGATAGAGATGGAGATAATTTTGCTTGTGAAGCAAGTTAATAACTACTAGCTGACCACTAGTACCCTACTGGTCAGCTGTTATTGTAGAAAGAGGGATGATTATGGATAACGAAACGTTTTCGATACTTATGGATAAAGTTAAGATTTTTACTAATACTTTTAGAGAACTTCCTATACAAAGTGAAGAAAAAACTTACAAGCTCACACATTTGATAGACAATGAAGAAAAGTTTACTTTAAGAATCAATCGAAAAGGTCATCGAAATAAAGACAATCTAACTATCATTATACATAGTGATACACTGCATTCGCAGATGGTTAGGTTTGATGTAAACGGAAGCGATCATACTAACTTTCCGGCTGGAGTCGACATACCAACTCCGCATGTTCATATTTTTACAGATGAATTTCAAAATGGACAAATTGCTATACCATTAAATGAAATAACTGATATAATTCTTATAAATGAACTTATTGACAGTCTTGAATTCTTTATTGATTACGTAAAGATAGATAGACGCAACATAAATTATAACGACACATTATTATGAATTTTTAAAAGGAGGTGATTTCGAATGGAATTATTATTGAGTAAAATGGATGAATACTTTGCATGGTTAAAACAGAAATATAAATATAAACAGTTAGATAGTTCTATCGAAATTACTACACCTTTTAAAAACCATATAAATGACTACATAAGAATTTATGCAGATGAAATAGAAGACAATATATTACTCCTATCAGATGACGGTCAAACCCTTAATGAACTATCTATGATGGGAATAGACACTAATTCTAAAACTAGAATGAAAATAATCAAAGATACATTGAATCAGTTTAATCTAAAATTAAACAATGATGAAATTATTACAGAGGTAGATAGCAGCTTTGCTCAATCTAAACATAATCTTGTACAAGGGATATTAAAAATTTACGACTTAACACTCACAACGAAAGCCAATTCAACAAGTATTTTCTACGAAGAAGTATTTGAATTTTTATTTGAACATGACATAGGCGGAACGGATAAAGTCAAAGTTTCAGGAGCATCAGGAATAAATTATACAATTGATTATATTATTCCACCAAGAAAAGATAAGCCCGAAGCTATGATTAATTTTGCTAACAAACTAGATTTTAACAAAATCACTACTGACTCATTCGCTTATAGAGATTTAATTCATAATAGACCAAATAGAAATAATTTAGAACCAAAAATGTTTATTGTAGCAAACGATGAGATTAACAAAATACCAGAAAAGGTTTATCAAGCAGCATCTCACGAAAATATTATTATATTAAAATGGAGTAATAAACCTGATATTTTAGAGCAAATTAATAATAGATAATCTAGCTGACCACTAGTATCCTTCTGGTCGGCTATTTTTAAAACGATAAATAGAACATACGTTCTTATTTTTAACAAAAATCAAACATATATTCTATACTTAGGGGAGATAACATGAGAATTGAAGAACTTGTGAATGATATTACAGCGTATATTATCGAGAGAGTTGAGGATCTTAGTATTGAAGCTCTCGCTCACATCTATAACATTCATATCGCATATAACCACGAGATGAGTTGTTATATGAAAATAGATGGATGTGATGTTATATTCATTAAATTCGGAACACCGCAGGAGATGTGGTTCAGATTCGCACATGAGCTTGGACACTATTTTATGCATGTTGGTAATTCTAAGCACTTGCACCCTTCTTACAGTTATATGCAGGAAACAGAAGCTGATAAATTCGCCCTACTTTTTATGATGCCTGAACGATTAATAGTTGAATATAACTTATTTACAGTTGAAGCAATAATGGATTATTTTAAAGTTTCCCAGGAACATGCGACAAAACGTGTAGAGTTATTAATCAACAGATCTAAGACACATAAATTAATTGGATTAGAAAGGATATGATGATATGGCTTCTATTCAAAAGATTAGTACTGGCTATCGTGTGCGAGTATACTATTATGATGAGAATGGTAAACGTAGGACTATCTCGAAAAATGTAAAGAAGGAAAGAGATGCTAAGAAGTTAGCACGAGACTTAGAACGTGATGTTGAGCTTAATAAGTGTAAAACTGACATCCCTACTCTTAAATCTTTCATAGATGAATATATAGAAACTTATAGGGTCGGAAAAGTATCCCAGGCATCAATAGATATCGACAAATGGAGTGCTAAGCGATTGTTCAGTATTCGAATCTATGAAAATAAGAAATTGATAGAAGAAGTTAAGCTACATGATGAAAATATTCGAATTGATAAAGTAACCCCTACTATGCAACAGAAAGTAATAAACAAACTTTTTGAGTATAACTATAGTATCTCAACCATCAAAAAAACAAACTCATTAATGTTTAGAGCAATGGAGCGTGCTAAGTTTGATGGATTAATATCAGTTAATCCCGCTGAATACATTGAATTCAGAATCACTGACAAAGCAAAGAAAGCTGAGTACATTCCAAAAGACTTGATAAAACCATTCCTTACCGATGTCAAAAGACGTAATATTTATCATTATTATTTATTCAGGCTAATTATCGAGACCGGCTTACGTGTCGGCGAAGCCTGTGCATTGAAGTTATCTGATTTCGATAAAAATAACTTATATATAACTGTTGATTCATCATATGATCAGAAACGCGACGTATTAGGAAACACTAAAACTAAACATCATCGTAAAGTTTATATTACTCGTGAATTATACGATGAAATGTTAAACTTAACGAAACTACATGAAACAAACAAGACTATTATTGGCAGCGAGTATTCAAATGAATATAACTTCTTATTCGTTAATGAATTCGGCAAACCTATATCGAGGTCATCCATACATAATACGATGATCTATTGCAGCAAAAAAATTCTTGGTCAACAAATATCCGTTCACAAACTGAGACATACTCATGCAACACTTTTATTGGAAGCTAATGTCCCGATGAAAGTCATCCAGGAAAGATTAGGACATCAATCGATGGAAATGACCGAAAGGATTTATGCCCATGTCACTCCACACCTACAGGAAGAATCAAGAATTTTATACGAAAATACACTAAAAAACATATTCTAA